TAATAATAGCAAGGGATGTATTTGTAAAACATTTCTGTTATAACAGTATGTCCCAGATTGAAACCCAAAAACCTGAACTCTTTAAAGATGGTAAAGACTACACCATTAAAAAGCATGGACAGGAAGAGTACATTAAAACAAGGAAAGTAATACCTTCTTTAGTTGTTGGTATTCCTTTCTGGGGTGATGTTGATCCAGACTTTGTAAGTTCTATGCTTTCTATGGAACAGCCGAAGGGTTTAGGAGCTGTAGTATTTGCAATGACAGAACGAACTATAATAGCACCTGCAAGAAACTTATTGGCACAGGTAGCTATTGACCATAACAGTCAGTTCTTGTTTTTTGTAGATAGCGATATGGTATTCGGAGCAGAATCACTAATGAGGTTACTTCTAAGGGCCTGTGATAAAAATATCTCTATAGTGGGAGGGATTTGCTATAAGAGGCGTGAACCGTTTGAACCCTGTATCTTAAATAGAAAAGGCAAAAAATGGGTATACTGCAAAGTGCCAGAGCTTCCAGGATTATATGAAGTAGGTGGAATAGGTATGGGTTTTACCATTATTAAGACTTCAGTATTTAAAGATTTAAAAAAACCATACTTCTATCTTGACAAAAATGGACTTCGGGAAGATTTAAATTTCTGTCTTAACGCAAAGAAGTTAGGACATAGGATTTTTGTTGATACTACCGTTCAGGTAGGTCATTTAGGTGAACGGGTCATAGTTGACCATTATTTTAAAAGCAAACAATTAAAAGAGGAGGAATAAGATGGCAGCAGATGGGACATATGCAGTTAAAAAGGTTACCGTATTTGGCGACCTAAGAGTTGTTATGGGAACATACACAAACGCAAGTGGTAGTACTGGCGGCGCAATAGTAACAGGACTGAATGAAGTATTTTACTTCAACTCAAGTTGTGGAACATCACAAGCCGCAACTGTAAATTTAGTTACAATTTCAGGTGGCACAGTAACCATGACTTGTGTTAGCGACGAAGATGGCAAATGGATAGCGATAGGGGTGTAAAATGATTAATGCACAAGGAAAATCAAAAGTAGTAGATGCTTCTACTACAATAGTCGCAACTGTTGCAAGAATATTAGGAGTTATGATTACTGCTGGCGCTAACGCCGCTTCTGTAAAACTAATGGACGGCGGGGCTTCAGGTACACAGAAGACAGCTACTCTAAATGCTGGAACAGGAACAAGCGCCCATTGGAACTTTCCAAATGGTATCCAGTGTTCGACATCTATTTATGCAACCATAACAGGCACAACTCCGGAAGTTGCAGTAGAATTTGAGGATTAATTATGGCTTATGACACTTATGTAAATATTAAAAAAGCGGTACTTGAAAAAATTGGAATATCTGACACTGATGTAGAAACTGTAGTCAAGCAGGCTTTAAATGACGTCTTGGAGGAGATATGCCAAGCTCATAACTTCTCATGGCTATACGGAAATTTATCTTTTATTACGGTAAAACCTTATATAGCCGGCACAGTTGAAGTTACTGAAGGCTCTGCAACAATTACAGGTACATCTACAGTTTGGACGTCTTCTATGGTAGGAAGAAAGTTTTACTGTGGGAACGCAACTTATGAGATATCGGCAGTAACAACTACTCCTGCAATGACTCTGACACTTTCAACTGTCTATGCTGGCGACAATGGAAGCGGACTGACTTATAAAATATATCAGGACGAATACTCACTGGCTTCCGATGTTGAGGACGTCCTTGCAGTAAGACAGGAAAATAATCCGCAAAGACTTGTTAAAAGAGATATTGAGTTTATGGACAAGTATTACCCCTTACGAAATTCTTTTGGCTATCCTTCCATGTATTCAATCATTGGCTACGACTCGACAGGTTATATTAAGATTGCCGTCTATCCAATTCCAAATCAGGCAAGAAATATTTACTACCGTTACAAGAAAAGAGTAACAGAAATGTCTGCTGATAGTAGCACTCCCATTGTTCCGCTTCGTTACAGGTGGGTACTTGCTAAAGGCGCACTTTATATAACAGCAAAATATTTAGATATGCCGGATATTGGCAAGGATTTTGAACGTGAATATAGACAGGGGATAGCGCAATTGATTGCAGCAGATAGAAAAATTGATGAGAGGATTGTTAAAGGTTCAGGAGAGGATACAGAAACTGGTAATTTCTTAGGCAGTAATTATCCTTTATCACCATTATAAAATAAGGATGTGATTTTATGGCATTTCCAACAAGTATCGAATTGGCTTCATATTTTGGTATTCCATATAATAATTTATCAACTACGCTTTCACAGATAGCAGGTATTTCTGATACCACGATATATGTGGCTTCAACAGATAATTTTGACGCTATAGGTGAGGCAACTGTTGAAGATGAAATATTTTACCACACTGGCAAGACTGCGGGTTCATTTACAGGCTGCACTCGTGGCTATGGCAATACTACCGCAGCAGAACACGCAGCAGGCAAGCAGGTATCGCTTACATTCACAGCTACTATGTGGGCAAGGATAGTAGCGGAGCTTAGAGCAGCTCTGACAGCGCTTGGAATAACTGGTGCTTTTAATTTTGTGGCAAAGACTGGAGCTGAAACCATAGCAGGAGTAAAAACATTTAGTTCTATACCTATTGGTGCTGGTTTAGTTGGTATTAAAGCCAATGAAATAATCATAATGGCAGCAGGATTTAATATTAATGGTTCATCTGCCACACTGGTTGATACAGCAGGAACAGCAGCAAAATGTTATGCACAACATATATCAGCTTTAAAGACTTACTGGTTTGACTGCCCAAAGTTTTTAGTACCAGAAAATTATGATGGTGGAAGTATTGTAATTACAGTATGCTGGAGATGCGCAGCAGCTTCCAAAAAACATTCACTTGGAATAAGAGTAGCTTCAGTGCCAACTGGTTCACCACATAATCCAGACCTGGCAGCAGCATTTCAGCTTTATAATGAAGTATCATCAGACGCAACAATAGGTGATGTAACAATACTTTCAACAACAGTTACCCAGGCAAATCATTTAATGGTGGCAGGTCAAATCTGGCATTGTAAGTTTGTAGTAGAAGATGATGCAGGTTGTGATGCCGATGCTACATTATTTGATTGGATTCGTATCAAATGGAATAAGGTGTAATTATGCCAACTTATGGAACAACTGATAGATGTACAGGTGGGGTAGCTTCGGCAGATTCAATAACTGGTGGATATGTTGCTGCGAATGCTTGCGATGATGATGCTGGAACTTTTTGGGCATCAGCTAACACTGCATTTCCCCATTGGTGGAAATATGATTTTGGTGCTGGAATTACTTGGAGAATAAGTCAACTTACCATTAAGGCTGGAATAGTTGGTACAAGTATAGGAATAAAAGATTTTACACTTCAGGGGAGTAAGGATGATAGCAATTGGACAGTTCTATATACTGGACAGCAAGCCAATAATACAGATATTCAGACTTTTTCATTTATAAATAAGAATTTATATAGATATTGTATGATAAATATTACGACAGACTGGGAAGCTGGTTATGAAATGACTTATCTAAATGAAGTACAAATGTTTGAGGGGATATATCCTGGCGGTGGTTTAGGTATTGGTAATCCCTGGATATTTATGAAAGATATGTGGGAGAAACATGATAAGTTATGGAAACCTAAATTAATATTACCAAAAGATTTAGGATTTCAAATGTAAGGATAAATTATGCCTACAATTACAAATAAAAACAGATTTGTTATAGATGTACCAAATCTTGGCGGTGGTCGTAATACTAAGGATTCAAATACGCTAATAGCTGACATCGAAGCAGTTGATATTGAAAACTTTGACTTTGAAGAAAGAGGCGCACTAAAAAAGGTTGATGGTTCGGCAAAGTTAGCTCCATTGAAGATTGGACTTGTAGATAGTTATAGTGAGAGTAATATAGATACTCTTTGGGTATTATATGCAGGTCACGATACAGCTCAAGGTCAATCCTTTACTGGAGATGACGGAATATTAGATAGTGCTAAATTTTATCTTAAAAAGTATGGTTCTCCAACAGGATATGCTGTTGCTAAAATTTATGCACACTCTGGAACTTTTGGAAATTCGAGTTTACCAACTGGCGAAGCACTGGCAATTTCTGTCGCCCTAGATGTCTCCACATTATCTACATTGCTTCAATTAATTACTTTTAATTTTATTGGTGCAAATAGAATACCTTTAACAAATGGTACAAAGTATATTGTTACTATTGAATATATTAATGGTGATTCTGATAATTATATATTAGTAGGACATGATAGTAGTTCTCCAACCCACAATGGAAATATTTGTTATTATTTTGAAGGATGGTTTGCAAGTAGTATCAGAGATTTATGTTTCTATATATATGCATCTGACTCAACCAATCCAGTAAATACTCTTTATGAGGCAATTAAAAGTGATGGCACATCTCACTTGCTTGCGTTTTGTGGTGAAGGAATATATGTTTCAACTGACGGTGGGGCTACGTTTTCAACACTAAAGACAGGACTGACTGCTAATAAGAAATGGTCGTGCTACACCTATGCTGATAATGTCATTATGGTAAATGGAGTTGACACCAACCAGATTTATGACTTTACTTCTGTTAGAGCTATGGGACTGACTGACCCCACAACTGCACCAACACTGGCAACAGGAGCAGCGGGACTGCTTACAGGTAATTACTACTATCGGGTATCTTTTATATATAGCGGTTCAGAATCTAACGTAGGTATCGCTTCATCTGTCGTTGCACCTTCAGCGCAGAAAGTAAATGTAAGTGTTATCCCGACTGGCGGGACAGGCTGTACACAGAGAAAACTTTACCGTACAAAAGCAGGTGGGACGGTATACTATGAACTTCATACCATAAATGATAATACGACTACTACATATACTGATAATGATGTAGATGATCTTCTTTCATGGAAAACTGCACCGACAAATAATACCGCTCCCCCGATAAGTAAGTTTGTAATAGAAAAAGACGAGAGAATTTTCTATATCTTGCCTGATAGTTCAGATTTTTATTACAGTGAACTGTATAAGCCAGAACTGTCTAAAGGTACATCTTATAGAACTGTAGGAGCTGATGATGGCGGAGTCTTGATGGGGGCTGCTATTTATGAAGGCGATATGTTCTTTTATAAGGCAAAAAAGATTACCGATAGCGATGGCACTTACTACGTAGGGCACAAAACCTATCAACTCTCTGGTACAAATCCGGATCCTGAAACTGGCGATTGGGTAATTAAGATTGCAAATAATGCGGTAGGCGGTATTGCAATCGACACAATTGATTACAGTGTGTCCGAAGTCTTATGTCTTGATGATGACGGTCTTTACAGTTTGCAAAGAAACAGGCTACTTTCAACAATAGTGGTAGATACGTTGTCTCTGTCAAATAAGATAGAGCCTGATTTTAACAAGTTTAACAAATACTATCTTCATAACTCATCGGGAAGGGTATTTAATCATAAATACTATCTGGCTGTTCCAGGAGAAGGAAGGACTTCAAATTCTGAAATTCATGTCTTAGACTTCAGGGCAGTCCAGACTAAAGATGGATGGCTTCCTGCATGGTCAAAGATTAGAGGGCTTGTTGCCAATTGTTTTGCCGTATTTAGAAATAAACTGATTTATGGCGGAGATAATGGATATGTTTACGTTATAGATGACGCTTATACATATTTTGATGGTGCTGAAATTCAGGCTTTCTTTGATAGCAAATACTACGACGCAGAAATATTTGATGCTACGAAAATTTTTAAGTTATTAGATATTAATATAAAAGCGTCGGCGATATGGTCTTTTAGTTGTGTTGTGTATGTACAAAAAGGTTTAACTATAAATTCTTACAGTTTTACAAAAACTAATGCATCATCGGTTGTACAGCACCCATTATTCGGAAAATCGCTTTTTAGCAGATTTACATTCGGTTCAGGTTCAACTGTGTCAAATTTAGCATCGAGCCAGAAAGTAAGGATAAAATTAGGGTATCTTGGAGAACTTATTAAAATAAGATTTCAGAATATTTATGCGAATCAGGATTTTTCAATTCAAGGATTCAGAATCCACGGTCAATATATGAGAGTAAAATAAATTTTAACAGGAGGGATAAAAATGTTTATAAAAAAATATCTTATTAATCTATGGAATGATTTGAAGTATGATGAGAGTGGACAACTTTGGGGTACTTCTACTACACCATATTATGCTACTTATGTTAAACCAAGAACACAGGCACAGATTCTTGCCGAAAGATATGCAAAATTTATAGCGTCTCCAAGCGCTCCTCAAAAATTTGCTGCTTCTGAAGCTGGTAAGTTAGAACAACTGGCTAGACCGTCTACTTCAGTTACTCCTGCAGCAAAACAACCACCGGTAACATCAGGTGTTAGTGGCGGAGGCGGAGGCGGAGCTTACAATATACCTGGATTTAATGTTGACCTATCCGGTATCTGGGAAACAGCAGGCATGATGGCTGACAACGAGATTAATCCGCAACTGTCTGAGATTGACAGACTACTTCAGGAAGCAGGATACAGCGCAGATGAGAGCCAGAGAGCAATAAATGAAGCATACCCGGTAGCAAGACGTTCCTTGCAGAAATCTATCTATGAAAATATGGTAGCAGGAGAACAGGGACTTGCAGCTATGGGTACAGGTCGTGGCGGTGGACGTCAGGAACTTCTTGCAAGAGCAGGAGAGCGTGAAGCAGTTGGGCTTGAAGGCATTGAGACTGCCAAACAAAGAGAAATTGGCGCAATACAGAGAGCACTGGAGCAGTATAAGGGTGGACTTGGACAGCAGCGAGTATCACTTGCAGGACAGCGTGGGGGATTGCAGGCTAGCTATGCTGAACAATTGCGTGGTGCAAGATTTGGCGAAGCAGCAACAATAGCAGGTTATGGACTACAGTCAGCGCAACTTGCAGAACAGGCAAGGCAATTTAATGCATCACTTGCAGGCGTAGGTACAACTGCTGCTGGCGGTGAGCCTTATACAACTACTCCTTCAGGATTAAGTTATTTCCTTACTGATGCTGATTTAGCTGCTCTTGGTTTAGGTACTAAAGCAATAGGCACTACTACACCAGCTGTTAAAAAAGCAGTAACTCCTGCTGCTATATGGCAAGGTAAGCCACAATATCTACAAACTCTACAAATGCAAAGGTATTAAGGGGTGTTAAATGCAGATAAAAAAATTTCTGATTAAACTATGGGACAAAATCAAATACGATGAAAGTGGACAAATGAAAATCGGACGGGTTTCTCCTTATATTCATTTGATAAATGCACTCCGTTCACCTCAAAAGTACAAAGAATATATGTTACAACAGGCTGCTTTAAAAAAACCAAAAGCCACAGTAGATACAGCACAAGAAGTTAGAGTAGTACAACCAACAACAGGTCTATACAATCCCTGGGCTGGAAAATCTATAGAAGAGATAAGGGCTACAGAGTACGAAAGAAAACCCAGTCTTAAACCTCTTGAAGCACCACCAGCAACACAACAAACAGCACCTTCAGCAGAAACGGCAAAAGCACTGGCATATTTAAAAGAATATGTCGGACAGATGAGGGCTGCCGGTTTTAGTGACTATCTTATTAGAGAAAAATTATTAAAAACAGGGAGTATCTTTATACCTGACGTGCTACCAACCAATTTCGGGCAAACAGGACCCTGGGCAACTGGTATGGCTGATGAATTTAGATTTGCGGCCATGAAATCGGGTAAAAATGTGCAGGGATTATTGGAAGACTGGATACCGTCTCCAAATGAATATATGGAATATATGCCAGGCAGCGTTGCAAATAGACTGCCTTCTTATAGTGAATATACTGGACAGGAAACGTCTCCATTTATAAGTCCATCGGGAAAATTTTCACAAGATAAAATTGCAAACTTGCGCAGATCACTTGCCAATTATATGACAACTTATGAAGGACCAAAAGTTTCTCCGTCGCAATATACATATGAAGCAGGCATAGCAGGACTGCCTCAAGAACTTGGACAACAGTATTATCAGGAATTTTTAACACTTGCAGAGCAGAAAGCAGAAGAAGTAAGGTCGCAGAAAGATTACGAAGATTTAGTAATGAAATATCCGGAAGTACAATTTACTTCAGGTGCAACTGTAGAAGAAAATGCAGCGAAGATAAGACAATACAATGAGCTTATGGGTGGCCAAAAACCAGAATTATCTGATGTTGCCCAGCTATTAAATGATGCCGTATATCAAGCAACTATGAATAATGAACCTGTTAATATGGAAGATGTTATGAATGCTGCACTGATGTTAAATATTAAACTTAGTTATGACGAAGCGATGGCTATCTTTAACTCTGCAAAACAGCAAGCTTTAAGAGATATGGGGCAGTAATGGTTAATGCACTGGTAAAATATATAACTCCTAAAACTAAAACTCCTACTATACCTATTCTATCACCTGGTGAACCTACTAATCCATTGATGAAATATATAACTCCTGAAAAGAAGACTACTGATACTATAGATACTACAATGACTACGCCATCTACTAATCCTTTACTGAAATATATAAATAAACCAATTACTACAACTCCAACTACAACTCAAAAACCACAAGAATACGATATAATGAAACCAAAAGGATACGAGTGGATGACCACCCCAGCAGAAGCAGGCACTGAACCTTTTAAATTATCTACTTTAGCTAAAAGAGTACTTAAGGATTTAATGGCATCAGTTCCGATGATAGGAGCAGGTTTCGTGCAGTGGCCAGTACAAGCACATAGACAGACTATAAGTGAAGGAATGAAATTTCCTACACCTTCAGGAGAAAAAACAGTAATTTCTCCAAAATATACACAGCCACAGGGTATAGGTTATATCCCTGCGATGTTATTTAACATGATATTTAAACCTGGTATTGAGACAATTGAGCAACTGACAAAACCTAAGGAACTGCTTGCCTCTTATTATCAGCACCCGGTACTTGGTCCGCTTGGAAGTGCTGTATCACTGGCACTGCCTTTAATGGTTGCTAAGGGTGCTATGCCAAGAGCAAGAGCATATCCACTCGCCGCCAAAGAAGGACTTATGCCCGGTCCCTTTGTACCCACTGAACCTTCGCTTCCTTCAAAGCTTGTTAGGAAAGCTTATGAAAAATTCAAAGAATCTCCAAGAATGCTTAGATTTAAAGAACTTACAGGACTGCTCCCGGAACAGATAGATTACTTTAACTTAAGATATAACTATGAACTCCAGCGAGCAGATATGATGTCTAAGGCGGGCAGGAGTGAGCTATATAATGTTTTACAATCAATTAACCCGGCTGAAAAACAATCTTTTATTTTAAATTTAGAGATAGCAAAACCTGCAACTGCCGAGTCATTGGCTTTACTTAAAAAAGCTAAAATTACTATTCCTGAACCAACGATTAACGTTGCAAAAGCACTTGACCTGTGGAAAGCTTCCTCAGAAGAAGGACTAACCTACATGATGAAGGCTACAGAAGGCACATTATATAAGGGAGGCGCAAGAGGAAAACTACTAACACAATCAGCACTTGCCAGAGGCAGGGCAGAATTTAAAGTACCCTTAATTGAGAAAGCAAAGGAATTTAGGGCAGAAGTAAAGAAATTGGGAGGTATATCAGAGGAATCCATTAAAGCTTATGAGGGAATAATTCCGAAAGATTTAATAGCAAAAGCCAAAAGCCTGAAAGCAAGTAAAGCAACAAAAGCTTTTATAAAGGCTGAAATAGATAGTATTGATCTTAGAATTTCTAAAATAGTAGAAAATAAAATTGCTAAAGAAGCCAAAGTACAATTAGGACCAAAAGAATTTTATTTAAATAAACTAAAAGATATAGAAAGTTATATTACTGATAGCGGAGGCATTAAATATACAAAAGCAATGGCAGATGAATATAAGAGACTGCCGTTTAAATTAAAAGCCCGAAAAGGTTATGCCACTGCCAGTGCACTTGACGAAATGGCGATGGATATAGGCAACGCTTTCCCGGAACATGGAATAAAAACTGGTTCGGATTTAATCAGAGTATTAAAGGATCTAAGGGTCAAATCCAAAACAGGATATACTGAAACATATAATGTTCCGACAACTGAGGCGTTTGAGGATATATTTTTGCAAGATTACCAGAGACAATCAAACATATCTGGATTTAAAGGCATATTTGAAAAAGATAGTATTTCTGATTTAGTATTTAGAAAAGGTGAATTAGAATCTCAACTTATTGAAATTCCAGGCGTAACTAAAGGTTTATCTGTTCAGGAAATAGCAACTAGATTTAAGATGGCCCCTGATGAGGTAATATCCAAACTCCGAAAATACTCTGAAATGAAAAGTGAATTTACAGATTTAGCAGTAGGGAAGATGACTAAAAAGTTTGGATATAAAGTCCCGATAGGAACAAAACCCGGAGAGCCAAGAGGCGGATTCGTAGAAGAAGCAAGATGGCAGCCTACAGTTCAGGCTTTAGAAGCAAAACTGGGTACAAAGTTTACCATTGCAGAACTTAAAGATTTAGGCTTCCAGGAACCTTCTTACTACCATCACGCTTTCCCAAGAGACTATCAATTCAGAACACGAGCATATACCGGACCTTCTTATAGTCCGGGAATATGGAAAGAGAGGATGGGAGCAGAAGGGTACACACGAGAGCCGCTTACCTCTGTAAAAAGTTATGATTATCAGATAATAAAATATAAAGCCTTAAATGAATTTAAGGATTATGTTTTTGATAAATTTGGTAAACGTCTTAACCCGGAAAACCCAATGCAGGCAATTGAGATAAGAAAGGGTAATCTGACTAAATACGGCAAAGGTAAAGTTCTTTATGAAACTCCGGAAGGTGCGCAGATAAAAATAAAGGCTGATGCAGTATTGCCGAGAACAATAGCAAATGAATTCAACAATATGTTTACCAAAACGGGCAGGGGAGAGATGTTCTTTAGAACATACTTCGATCCTATTACAAATGCTTGGAGAATACCAGTTCTGGCATTGTCTCCAAGATGGGTTTTTAATAATATATGTGGAAACTTTATCCTTAACACAATGGGCGGAGTTGGTGTTGGAGGATATCTTGATTCGATTGGCGCATCGGTAAAGGCTGCAAAAATGATGGTAGAGGCAAAGAAAGCAGGAAGGCCAATAACTTACGTCGATGCCTTAATTAAAGTAGGAGTTCCTGAAAGAGTTGCACAAGGACTCTACCGTGGTGAACTTATGGGAGTGCAGGAAGGACTTCCAATTACAGGAGCGCAAAAAGCGACTGCTGTTGCAAAGTATATACCGAATAAAGTTTACAGATTCAATTCTACTGTTGAATCCTTCTTTAGAACTGCACATTATTTAGATAAGGTTGGTAAAGGATTCGATATCAAGGCAGCAACTGCAAGTGTTAATGAGTTTCTTTTTGATTATGGTGGTCTTTCACCAATGCAGAAGGCTATCTTTAGAAGAATAGACCCATTCTGGAACTGGCATAAAAATATAATAAGACTTGCAGTTAGTTATCCAATAAAATATCCACAGAGATATTTATTCCTATCCTTTGCTAATAAGATAGGGACTGAGGCATATGATGATAAACTACGTGCTGCTGGAGTAAATCCTGATAACATTCCTGAGTATTATAAAAATATGTTCCTGCTACCCTGGAAGGACAAAGACGGCAAAGACTTTTATATATCAATGAGAGGAATTGATCCATTGCAGGATATTGAGCCTAAACTTTCAATGCTACATCCATTAATTCAACTTGTCCTTGAGAGAGCGTTAGGAGTTAATACATTTACTGGAAAACCTTTCACCTCACCATATACGCTTTATGGCAAGTATGAAAAAGTAACTCCGCCGATGTGGAGATCCATACTGAATAAATTCCCGCAGTTCAGATTAATTGAGGATGAAGTAAGACCATATTCTATATATGATACAGGAGAGCCAATGCTTACCAAGTGGGGTGAGCCAGTTTATACTAAAAATAGATTACTTGCTGTTCTTGCAATACTTGGTTTTAAAGTTACTCCGAGAGAGATAGATGAAATTTACCGCAGGTCAATCGAAGAAGAACGGGCAAAAGAAAAAAGAAAAACAAAATATGAGCAATCATTGGAACTTTTTAAAGGTCGATGATAAAATATAAACTATGTTTTGGATTGACAAATGGACAATTATATTCCTAGTAATTTTCGCACCATTTGCACTGGCTACAGTGTTCCTGGTTATTTTTACAATAGTCAGATTAATTCATGATATATATATTGGCATAAGATATGGCATAGAAGCCGCTTATAAAGATCATGAAAATAATATAGATAATTTTTAAGTAGAAATAGTTATAAAATTTAATATATAAATATAGCTCTCTTTTAGGGGGCTTTTTTATTTGGAGGTTCTAAATGGAATGGATAAAACCAATAAGTGAATATGGAGCATTAGGAGTATTAACTTTACTGTTTTTCCTTTTTGCAATAGGAAAGATAGTAAGTGCAAAAACTCTTTGTGATATAAAAAAATCCTATGAAAAGACGATTGAAAGAGTATGTGCTTCTTTTGAAAAACAGATAGAGAGCTTGAAGGATGTAATTGAAATCCTACGAAAAGAAAATGGAGGAAAGTAAGTGTTTTTTATAGGATTTGACCATTATAACAATGGAATACCACATAAAGATTTGCAGATAGGTTGCCATAGAATAGACCATAAAATTTTTTGGGGACTTACCGATAGCAAGCTAAAACATCAATTACTTTATGGTATGCACAATGACGATTTCTATACCAGAAGTGATATTAACTTAGATAAATTTCTAACTGATTGCAAGACTTATAATGTTATTCCAATAGTATGTAATAACGGCTTCTATCAAGATAACATGCCAATAGTTAGTGAATATGCTAGAAGATGCAGGCTTATAAATGACATCTTAAAAGAACGTGGGTTTGTTAAGGCTTATATCTCTATAATGAATGAGCCGAATACCGCAACCGGACTTCTCACTGTAATTTATACAAATATAGTTAATGAATCCAAGAAAGCAATTAAGGATTATCCGGTAATTGCCGGCAATGATGAATGGGGGAATCTTGACTGGAACTATCTACTGGATAATGGCAAATTTGATGTGCTTGGAGTGCATCCATTATCATCTTTAGGCTATCCTGCTCAATGGAATAGGCTATCCGATTGGGCTACTATGGCCACGGCCAGAGGCAAGAAATATATTATAACAGAAGGCGGATCGTGGTTTAAATCTTACTTTTCCCTAGAAGGCTTTACTGTAATTGAAAATATGATACTTAAAGCTAAATTCTATGGCTACGAGGCAGTATGTATTGTAGCACTTGATAATAATGGCGCTACAAATTCTAATCTAGGTTTTAGAAAATTTAACTATAGTTATTCAAATAATCCAGAAGTAAGTCCATACTGGCAGGATTTTATAAACTTGGTAAACAGGGAAGGTAAAAAATATCAAAGTGAAATTATAATAAGTGAGGAAGATATGGAATTAAAACTTTTAGGATTAGCTTATACAAAAACAGGACAGCAAGTTAAGTGGCTACAGGATATACTGCTTAACGATTACAAAGTACCGAACCCCGGCGGAATAGACGGTAAGTTAGGTTCAATGACGGATAAGCAAATAAGGGATTATCAGGAAGAAAAAGAATTAAAAGTTGACGGGATAGTGGGGGAGCAGACTACGATGAAATTAATTAACGAAAGCTCCGACCCTAAAAAATGGATTATAAACTTACAAATATATATGGCTTATGAATAGGGGATTAATTATGGAAATAATAAGATATACAAGTCAGAGAAAAATTGAAAAATTAATTGAACACGAACTCACCATTACGGAATTTATATTATATTCATACAGTGAAGAAGATTATAAGGGTAAGTGTGACGAGTATTCAATGGCATTAAGTAAAAATACACTTATGGAACATAATATTCCAATTAAAATAATAATTCCAAATGAATAAAAAAGATAAATTAACTGACAATTTTATATTCGGTGAATCCTGGAGTACGGAAGTTATATGTGGATTTGAATATAGAAGACGTATTCCACCTACAAAAAGTTATATACCATTAATATTTAAAGGAGCTTTTAATCTCCAGAAGATAAGAAATAGATTAAATGAAAAATTTGGAAGTAACCCCAAAATTGGCAGAAGGAATAAATTAAACGAAATTGTAGTTGATGTCGCTAGCTGGTGGAGAACTGGAATATTCCAAAGATACCTCAAACTAACAGGACAATCTATTACATCAACCGGCAACCATCCTAAGGGGATTGCCGTTGATTTAGATAAACCTAGAGGTATGACATCTACACAATTTAGAAACTTTATTAGAGATGAATGTGATACTGACTTTACACATTATATTGTTTACTATTGGGGAGTTCATTGTAATTGGTGATAAATTTGATGGGGAGGTGAAAAATGTTAATTATATTTAAAAGTCTAATATTAGGTTTTATCGTTATACTTATATTGATGTTACTTGATTTAATATTATGCGTAGCAGTAAAGCTCAAGATAGGTCAATTTGATTGGAAAAAATTTCTGAACTTTATGAAATCAGGATTGCTTCCATATATTATTGTATGGTCATTTCTGGCTGGTATAAATATCGGTATACCATATTTGGTAAAATATTTAGGTTATGATATAGGTTTAGAGACGATTATACCGCTTACAGCGATTACTGGTTTTGTATGGTTGGCCTTAGTTGCTAAAGCAGTTGCTTCAATATATGGAAAATTTAAAGATTTGGAGATAGAACTGAATAAATAAAAATTAAATAACTTCCTTGCTATGATGAATAGCAAGACCCTCTAGAGATTATATCTGGCTAGAGGTTGGGGCTGTTAGTTTTAATAATTAGCAGCCCTTCTTTTTAATAATATTCTGGCATCCACATATATATGAACCAAACAAATAAAAGTATAACACCACTTATGCAAACTATTGCTATAAGCAATTTTCTTATTGAGTTAAGCAATCTATTTGTTTCTTTTAAATCATCATTCATTTATATATTCCTTTCGTATTATTTTTTCGTTCATTCAGCCACAATTTACCTTCTTTTTCCTTCTTGATTTTTTATACTTCTCTAAATCAATTATTTTACTTCTATTAGACTTTAAATTCTTCCCCTTTTTTTCTGCACTTCTTCTTCTGGTTCTTCTAGTTCTTCAAATTCTTCAATAGTTTCTTCTGGTTTTTCCAATACTTTTCTATCAATTCTTTTGGCCTGGCGTAGGCAATGATCTAGGAACTCTCTGTTTTCATTAATAAAATCTAGTAACTTTCTTAAACGGTACTCATAAAAGTAGGAAGGGGACAAACTGAAATAATCTGCAATCTTTTCTATAAGTTCTTCTTTAGGCATATTTGCCCTGCGTCTATTTGCAAGACCCCAGAGATAACTCTGGGCTATACCAATTTTAAAACTCATTGTATCAAATGAAACTCCAGCCTTTTTTCTTAACTCATCCATAGCCACGCCAAAGTCAAGATATGTTTTACTTTTATTCATTCAAAATCACCCTTACGTTCTTATTGTTTATATTAAAATCATATATAGGCTTGCTATTATAACATAGATTAAAAGAATTTTGCAAATAAGTAAAATTTTACTTGACAAGCATATATAATTCTGTATAATAAAAATTAATATAATATATTTATATTTATTGCTATGAAGCTTATTAACATAATATACATTTTATTCATATCAACATTCTCATTATCTGCAATGCAATTATTAAATCAGGAGTATTCAATTGATTAAACTAGAAAAAATAATAGAGGATAAAGGTTTAAAAAAGTCCTATGTAGCACGTAAAATTGGCATAAGTCCTGGACTTCTAAGTAAATATCTAAGTGGGGAAAGAAAACCAAAACTTGATACAGCTAAAAAATTGGCTGATATTTTAGAATGTAGTATAGAAGATATTTTTTTTGAGAAAATTAATATCAATTAATGCAAAGAGAATAAAATTATTATATAGAATAATATTATTAGTTTATTGTAAGTAGAGAAGGATAAATGGCAATAATAATTTTAAAAGATGGCAGTGACGGTGAAGGTAGAAAATGTACCCTAAGATGTGATGTTTGCAAAAGGATATATTACAAAACTTATGTAAATGTTGTCAGAGCAAAACATCATTTCTGTTGCCTTGATTGTAGAAGGGAATGGGAAAAGGATATTAAAAATCAGCCAGCCTGGCAGGGCGGGGAAATAAAAAGACTTGGCTATGTTTTTATAAAAGTAAAGGATCATCCTAGGGCAGATATCTTAGGTTACGTCAAAAGGTCAAGACTCGTCATGGAAGAATTACTTGGTCGCTACCTCAACCCTGAAGAAACCATGCACCACATCAATGGAGACAGATCAGATGATAGATCAGAGAATTTAATGCTATTTAAAAATAATGGAAAACATCAGATATACCATTGGCAGATTAGGAAGTCAAGGAAGCAATTACAATTAGATTTAATCTAAGCGCAGTTAACAATATGTTAACAAGAAGAAAAGTAGATGATTGTAAAAAGTTACCTAAAAAGAACACAAGGGCTTAAATGAAAGAAAAATTAATGATTCAAACATTGCGAGAAGAAAGAGAAATTACCCAGCAGGAACTCGCTAACAAATTAAATATGAACAGAAGTCTTTTATCACACATAGAGACTGGAAAGGTTTTACCATCAATGTTTACCCTACTAAAGATAGCAAGAATCTTTAATTGCCTGGTTACTGATTTATATCATAAAGAAGATTTGGAAATTATAAAAAATAACAATGATTGAATACGACAACATCTTTAACGACAGGTTTATCATGTATAAGACAATACCACTAGAGGGGGTTAGAACAATAAGAGAAAAAAGTAGAAAATGTAAAACTTGCAGCGAATACAATAAAGGTAAATGTGTTTCAGTAGGTATAATTATAAATCCTAATATTACATATTGTTCTTGGCATAAACTAGGAAATGATAATGGAAGTAAAAGAGATTATAGGAGTTTGAAATGAGAGAAATTAAATTTAGGGCGTGGGATAAAAAGGGTTATGGAGGTAAATCAGAATTTTATGAATTTTTTATAATTGATAAAGATGGGAAAGTCTACTGGGGTGGCGGTAGACTTGCGGAAGAAAATGAATTAATAATTTCCCAATACACAGGACTAAAAGATAAAAATGGTAAAGAGATTTATGAAGGGGATATTTTAGAATTACCAGAATGGACTTGCCATAGAACGAGAAAATATGAAGTCATATTACCATTAATTTATTCTGATGATTATGATGACCAACTTGGTGTTCGCGATAGTAAAATCATTGGCAACATATATGAAAATCCAGAGTTATTAAAATGAAAACAATACTAAAAGTTTGTGATAAATGTTTATGTAATACTTGTAATGATATAGGTTGTAAAAAATTAGCCTGTTCTAATTGCAACCTGGAATATCCAATAGAACATTGCAAGGGTTTTATAAGTGAGGAAATAAATGAATAAAGAAGAAAAACAAATACAAAAGACAAATGAACTTATTTTAAAATTATTTCCCGAATTATTTTTCGAGGACAGGGATACTAAAACTATTTATACGATTAAAAGGAAATAAATGAATAAAGAAATCCAAAATAGAATAGACAATTTTTATAAGGAAAACGGAAAACATAAAATTAAAGAAGTAAATAATCACTGCGCTAAAAGGAAGAAAACCTGTCCTTATACGGTATCAGGTAAATGTAGGGGATGGTGCTTGGTTTAGAAAATTAATAAAAAATAAAAAAGGAGAAATGAGATGGAAGAAAATAATGTTAATGAAGAAAATTTACCAGTAGGAATAGGTGCAGACAATTTAATCCGGATGGCCGAACTTGCTGAAAAGCGAGTTGATGCCATAAATAGAATTAAGAGAGCAGCTTTAAAAGTAACAAATGCGAGAGACTGGACTAATCAGAATGACAATCCATATTTGAATGTTTCAGGTGGGGAAAAGGTTGCAAGACTATTTGGAATATCCTGGAGAATTGATGAACCACAATTAATGGTTAGGGAAGATGGACATTTTGGTTATACCTATAAAGGTTACTTCTCTCTTGGAACAGCCACTATTGAATTTGAGGGATCAAGAAGTTCTCTGGATGGATTCTTTACTCATGGGGGTAAAATTCCACCAACTGAAATTGATAAGAATGATGTCAAGAAAGCAGCTTTAACAAATACAATAGGTAATGGTGTAACAAGGATACTCGGAATTAGAAATCTTAGTTGGGAAGATTTGAAAGAATCGGGAATTGACATATCAAAAATAGTAAAGATTGATTATGGCAAAGCTGAAATGACAGAAGAAGTAAAAGATTTAAGGAAAAAAATAGGTAAAATGTTAATGGAAATGGCAGGCAATGATAAAGCCGAAGCCTCAAAACTTCTGTTGTTATATACAACCTTTGTAGACAAGAAAGGCAAGACTGTTAAGGGTAAGTCAACTCTTGCTGACATAAGCGAAAAAGCAATGCCGGTTACTTATGGCAAAGTTACAAAAGTATATGAGGAATGGAAGAAAGGCGAAAAAGAAGAAGAAAAGGATATTGAAAAGAAATTTGAGGAGAATGAAAAAAAGATAAAGAAAGGAGAAGATAGAGATGAACCAGGTGAAGGAAAATTATTATAGTAGTGAAGAAATTATTGAAAAAATAAAAGATGGAAAGCGAAAAAAAATAAAGCAATACCCTCAACATGTTTGCCGGGCCAGTGAGATCGGGCATGACTGCGAGCGGTATTTAGTGTTCTCAATAACCCGGTGGGAAGATAAGAAGCCTCATGGTGCAGAAACTGAATTTATGTTTGAAGGTGGAAGAGTTGTTGAAGATCTCGCCATCAAGGATTTTGAAGATGCAGGATTTAAAGTTTACCGGCCGGAGCCTGATAAAGCGATTATGAATTCTATTCCCAGAATTACAGGTCATGTAGATATTCGGGTAGGTTTCAATGGTGGCAAAGTTTATACAGGTGAGATCAAGGGCCTTAATATGTATGACTGGAATAGTCTGAATTGCCTACAGGATTTCTTTGATTCTAAAAAGGTGTGGATCCGCAAGTATCCCGCACAGCTTATGACCTATATTCATATCAAGAAAGAAGAAAAAGGGTTTTTCTATCTAAAATCAATACCTCAATTTCAACCTAAATTAATTTGGATTGACCTTGACCATGACTATATGGAATCAATCTTGAAAAAAACAGAAAGAATAGAAAAGTATGTGGCCGAAGGGACCCTGCCACCGCCAATAAATAATCCAGGAGTTTGTCAATACTGCGGATTTCTCCATGTATGCCTTCCGGAGATCAAACAGAAAGAACTTGAATTTATCGATGATCCAGATTTTGAAACCAAGTTACTCCGAAGAGATGAGATTGCGTCCCTAAAGAAGGAATATGATCTTCTGGATAAGGAGATTAAGAGTTATTGCAAGGGTAGGGATAGGCTCATGGTTGGGGACTTTTTAATAACAGGTTCTGAGATTAGCCGAAAAGGATATATAGTTGCAGACACAACATACTGGAAAGTTAGCATAGCAAGATTAATGGGAAGAAAGGAAGTATAAAATGAAAATATCAAGATTAGAGATTAGAAATGCTCTTGGAATTAAGGAGTTTGAAATTTCACCTGAAAAGATTACCTTGATCCAGGGAAAAAACGAGTCTGGGAAAACTTCAATTTTGGAGAGCATAGAAAGAGCTTTGTATAACCGGAATCGCAGGGTAGATTTTGTAAGAAAGGGGGAAAAAGAAGCAGCATTATATATCGAGTTAGACGATGGGACTAAAGTTGATAAGAAGGTTAAACCAGATGGGGATACAATAAGTAAGGTCATTAAGGAAGGAGCAATACTTCCCAGGCCAGAAAGTGTGCTGAAATCTCTTGTAGGAGAATATGCCTTCAATCCGATTGATTTTCTTGACAAGACTGATAAAGAGCAGACCGAGATTTTACTCTCACTTATCCCCATGAGAATAACAGAAGATCAGTTGAGACAATGGACCGGAGAAGTTCCATTAGTTAATCTGGATAATCATGCCATAAAGGTTCTGGAATATCTTGCTGAAAAGTATTTTTACGATAAAAGAACTATTGCCAATACTGAACTGAAGGATGTTACAAATCAAATCGATTCTTTAAGAACTCAGTTACCTGATAATTATAATTCTGATCAGTGGAAGGATATTGATCTTTATTCTTTACATGAAAAGATCAGGGCTGCCCAGGATCACAATCAAAGAATAACAGATGCTCAGAAATTTATTGATGAGTTTGCTGTTAGACAAATAGAAATTAATAGGAAGTATGATCTTGATAAAAAAACCCGGGTTGAGCAAGACTTATCAAGGATTTCAGAGATTGAAGAAGAAATAGCCAGATTAAAAGTAGAGATGGCTTCTATATGCGGAAAACAAACTGAGGCATTAAACCACATAGAATCAAGCAGGGGAATTGAATTAAAATCACTTGATAAGATAATGAAAGAAATGAAAGATTTTCTATCAGTAAGTAAAATTGCTCCTATTGATGACCTTCTTGCCGAGGCCAAGAGAACAGAAGAAATGAAAGGCTATGTAAGTATTTCAGGCAATCTTAAAAAGTTAGAAAAGGACGAGTCAGTCAAAGAAAAGGAAGCTAAGAGATTAGACAAATTGGTTAATTTCCTAAGAAAAAAACCAGCAGAATTACTGACGGGAATTAAATTGCCTATAAAGGGCCTCTCAGTAAATGAGGAAATGAAGGTATCGATTGATGGACTTCCAATAGCCAATCTATCTACATCAAGACAAATTACCTTAGCTATTGAAATAGCAAGGGCAACATCCGGTGAATTGAAACTCATCTGTATAGATAGATTTGAAACCCTGGATGCAGATCGCAGAAAAACCCTATTTGATGAGATTTCCAAAGATGATTTTCAGTATTTTATTAGCGAAGTAACATCAGGAGAACTAAAAGTTACAAGTTTAACATCAAATTATTAAAAATGGGCAGCATTACCTTTATTACCAATTATTAATATTAAATTAAGAAAGGAATAAAAGATAATAAGATAAATTTTAAAAATGCTGCCCAGATAAAAATATAAATAGAAAGAAGGAAAAATGAGAGAAAAAACAAAAAGGGAAATAATGAATTTAGTTATTGAGGAAATTGATGGTTGGCATTGTATTGGAATAGGCGGTGCAGTACAGAGGAAAATCGCTGGGAATCTTCATAATATATCAAAAGAATTAAGTGAAAGATTATCCAAAATTGAGGCAATAGTAAAAGCCGATGATTATGAATTTGTTACTGAAACCAAATTAGTTAAAAAGGATAAATGAAAAACAAAATCAGATGTAGCAAATTAATAAGAACATTACTGGTAAATATAGTTACGCTTAGATATTTTCCAGTTCGTTTAGCTAATAGAATATTAGATTTTTTATTTTATGATGAAAAGGATTTGTAAATATAGAAAGTGGGAGGTAATTATGGGCCAGCAATTTTTAGAAGATGAAACTGATGATATATTTTTTGATGAAGAAGAAGAAAGGGAAGATGATAAGGATTTGTAATTTATAAATATAAAAGAAAGGAATGAAAATGAAAACGAAACAAATAACTTATGAAAGAGTAAAAAGCTATAATTACGATAATACAAAAGTCGGTGTAGTTATTGAAATTGAAGAAGATGAAATACCCGAATTTGTTATGGAAAAGGCAAAAGAATTTGTAGCAAAGCAACTAGGTGAATTTCCCATATATGCCAAAACCCCTGCCGAAATAGTAGAAGAAATTAAAGCAATATGCCAGAGATATTATCCGACTTTTATGTCTAGCTGCCAAGACAAAGAAGAAATGACAAAATTGCTTAATGAATTAAAAGAAAGAGCGGAAGGTAATAAATAATCTTTCATTAACTCCATTATTTTTAGTGGAGTTATTAAAATATTATGAATAACCAATTTAACATAACTGAATATCCCGATAGAGACATAGCACAATATCTACTCGATTATTGTAAAGGTATAAATAATGCTATATCAAATAAAAGACTTGCTAGGTGTTTTAACCTGGAAGAGCGCAGGCTAAGGCAAATTATCACAAAGCTAATCGTAGTGGATTTAATCCCAATAGGTTCTCGCAGCACAAACCATAGTGGAATATTTTTTATATCAAATGAAAGTGAATTTAAGATAGCAAGTGATGAGTTACTATCCAGGATTAAAAAGTTATCTAAAAGGCATAAGGCATTAAGAATAGCTTATAGCAGCTATAGGAATGAAATTGAAAATAAACAATTACAATTAATTTAGGGGGGGAATATAAAATGATTTTTGGAATATGTACAATCCAGAAAGAATTGGTAAAAAAATATTGTTTTGGGGAATGTGGACAGATACTTGTTGGAGGTTTGGATGGCGGCGATATTTTGGGTTCGTTGTTTTCTTGTAACAAAAAGAAATGTCCCTACGAAGAAAAGAGAGTGAAACTTGGTAAATTAGATAACGGTGAAGTAGTTTATTTAAGAAAAATAAAAATGAAGTAGTAAATAAACAATTAGTATTAATTTAAGGAGGAGAAAATGAAATGTAGAATATCAACAATCGAAACAGAGGACAAAAAAATAGCATTGGTTACATTTGATAAAGATAATAAACCCCAAATCCCTGTTAAGGATAAATGGATTAAGGCAGACGAAGAAAATAAATGAATTATAGAGAAGTAAATAAAAAATTTAAGAATCACTGTTTTAAAAACAACTGTAAAAATAAGATAGTGGGAGATTTTGCTTATAAAAATAAAAATAGACTTATAAGATTTATCAGTTGTAAAAATAATATTATTAAAATTTATGATAGTAAAAATGGATATATAGATATTATTAATTGATAGTGAGGGAATAAATGGATAAAGATATATTAAAGCAATTCAAATCAAATATAGCACTAGAGGAACAAGTTGATTTACTTGCTCATTATTTGATGAAAAACTTTGAGGGAGCTTTTAGAAATGGTGAAGGTGCAATAGAAATGGCAGTAAGATTATTAGAAGAATATAGAAATGCTCAACCAATAAACAACTTACTTTAAGTGGGTTAGAGTAATAGATGTTAGAACTAAATAAAATATATTGTGGGGATTGTTTGGGAATAATGAAAAAGATAGATGATAAAAGCATTGATTTGGTATTAACAGACCCACCATATGGGATTGGATCTTCCAATGTAAAAAGAGGGGGGAAACGGAGCGGAAGGAGTCTTGCTAAAAGTAGATATTATGAATTCGCAGATTGGGATAATAATAAACCATCAAAAGAAATTTTCAATGAAATATTCAGGATAAGTAAAAATCAAATTATATTTGGCGGTGAGCATTTATCTCATTTATTACCACAATCAAGAGGTTGGATATTTTGGGATAAAGATACGGGGGATAATCAATATGCGGATGGTGAATTAATTTGGACGTCTTTTGATAAAGCATTACGTAAGTTTAAATGGCAATGGAAGGGTATATTTCAAGAAGATATGAGGCATAAAGAAATTAGGTTTCATCCCACTCAAAAACCAATTAAGCTTTTTTGTAGAATTTTAAGGGATTATTCAAATGAAAATGATTTAATCCTTGACCCATTTTTAGGTTCTGGCACAACTGCAATAGCTTGCAAACAATTAAATAGAAACTTCATCGGCATAGAAATAAATCCCGATTATGTAGATATAGCAAACAGGAGATTAGCAAATACATATAGGCAATTGGAGTTAATTAAATGATAGATAATAAAGATAAAATAATCTTAGACTTATGCGGTGCAAAAGGTAACTGGAGTAAAGACTATTCTGATAATGGGTATGATGTCAGGATATTGGATATTATATTTGGCTCTGATGTAAGATTGTATAAACCTAAACCCAATGAGAGCATTTATGGAATATTGGCTGCACCGGTTTGTACTAATCTTGCCGGTAGTGGTGCCAGGTGGTGGCTAAACAAGGGTTCGGAAGCATTACTTGAAGCTCTGGCTTTGGTAGACGCCTGTTTAAGAATTGTACTTATCTCCAATCCGATATTTTGGTGTCTTGAAAATCCGGTAGGAAGATTAGTAAATTATCTTGGTAAACCCAAAATGTATTTTAATCCCTGTGATTACGGAGACCCATATACTAAGAAAACCTGCCTATGGGGAAAATTTAATATACCTGTAAAAAATCCCGTAGAGCCAGAAATTAAAAATAGAATACACTATATGCCACCATCGGAAAATAGAAGTATGTTGAGAAGTATTACTCCATCAGGATTTAGTAAGGCGTTCTACGAGGCTAATAAATGATAGACATAGACCCTAATTTTTATATAGTTTTAGCAGTTATAATAGCATTTTTAATTATTATGATATATGCGAGTAGGAGGATGAAATGATTAAATCAATTTCATTCCAAAAAGGATTTATACCACTTATAAAATCAGGTAAAAAGATAGTAACCCGAAGGATTAAAACCAAACTCAAATCCAGTGATGTTTGTTATTTTAAGGCGGGTAGATTAGGTAAGAAAGAAGGATATATAAAGATTATTGATGTTGAATTTGAAGACGGCATAAGGGGAACTTTTGAATGTTTGGATGGTGAAGAAATTGCTTATGAATTATATAACGAGGGGATAAGAGCTAGACGTGGTGGTTGGTATTATAAGGAAGATTTTATAAATCTCTGGAATAAATTAAATCCCAAACATAAGTTTGAAGATAATCCAAAAGTCTATAGGATTGAGTTTAAATATTTAGGAGAAAATGAACAATAAATTAATTCTAATACAAAGAACCATAGCACTGCTTATAATTCTAACCCTGGTAGTGGGAATACTTATAATCTATCTGATAGAAAATTATCCCAAAGTAGAAGTTAGATATGTGAATAGGATTATAAAGGAAGTGGTAATTAAATATGTGGAGGTGGATGGTATTGATTGGCAAGAGTTTACCTGTACTGGCTATAGTGCCAACGACCCGCAGCAAGGCACGGATAATATGGTAGCCACTACTTTTAATTTGGATTTAACTAGGGTTAAAGACTTACCCGTAATTGCTACTGATCCCGAAGTAATTCCGCTATATTCCATAGTGGAAATTAAAGATATGGGGGCTTTCATAAGTTTAGACGTTGGTGGTGCGATTAAGGGAAATAGAATTGATATACTTTTTGATAGTAAGGATGAGGCTTTAGAGTTTGGAGTAAAAAAACTGGAAGTGAGGGTGATAAGATGATTAATTTTAAGAAACTTATTAGAAAAATTAAATTTTGGTTTTTATGGATTTTTATAGCCAAAAGACTTGTTAAAAAAATGGAGCAGTCAGATAGAGATATAGGAATATACAATGATTAAACAATTAGCATTTATAATTTTTATTATATTTTTAGCTTTAGTAAGTTATTGGTATGGAAATATTTTTAGGAGAGAAATAAATGCCAAGAGGTCGTATATTAGATAAAGAAGCAATATCACATAGTAGGAAATTGCCCTTACTTTCAAATGATACGGGAAGGTTAATGTATACCTGGCTACTGGCGCATCTTGATAAAGAAGGTAGATTTTCCGCTGAACCATTAATTATTAAAGGAATATTTCCACGTGTTAAAAGCATTACACTTAAAAAAATTGAGAAGTGTTTATTAGAAATGGCTCAGGTTAAATTAATAATCCTTTATCAGGTAGATGGTGATAAGTATTTACAGTTTACTAAATTTAAGGAATATCAGGTGCATTTAGATAGAGAAGCATTATCAAAAATACCTCCACCAAGTAAAGAAAATATCATTAACTCAGGAGTTAATCCGATTAAATCCGACTTAGTCCCCTTAACTAAACTTAACTTAACTAAACATAATATAAGTGAAGTAAATAAAAACACATACGCAGAATTTGTCTTAATGACTCCAGAAGAATATCAGAAACTAATTGCTAAATATGGTGAAGGCAATACTAAAAAGTTTATTGAAAAACTTAATAATACTAAAGGAGCTAATAAAAAACTGGTCTATACCTCAGACTATTTTGCAATTTTAAAATGGGTAGTTGAAGCCGTGGTCGGAGAAGAAAAGAAAAAAGAACTTGAAAAGGATTATCAGCTGGGGGTTAAGAAAGAAAAGGAATGGAAAAAAGAAAAGGAAGATTATATATACACCCCAATACCAGAAGAAGCTAATAAAATAATAATAAAAGCTATACCCACATATAGGGATAAAAATATAAGAAAGGATAAAAAATGATAACAGAGAATGAAATAATAGAGATATTGGAAGGTAATATTTTACCAGGATTCAAAGACATAATTGGAATATTTAAAGATGATTATATTGATAAGAGAAAACCAATATTTAAAAAGATTGCCAAAGGTATTATAAATAAAATTAGGGAAAGGGAAATTAATGAAAGAAACTTAACAATAATGAATTACCCTAATTATATTATTAAATTTGAAGATAAGAAAGGATAAATAATGACTGAAATTATATTAGCGGAAGGATTAATAACCGAAGATAAAGAAATTCCAGCTACTTTCAATATAGCTGGTATAACAGGATTTGATTTGGATATGATAATTAATATTCATAAAGGTAAACAAGTAATCTTAAAATTAGAGGTGAAAGATGAATGAATTAGAAAAGAAATTTTATAATTGGTTGATGTTGAATTATTGTGTGCCGATTAAACCAGAAAAGATTGCAAAAGACTTTGCAGAAATGGCTGAAAAGGATTATGAGGAAAAGCTAATTAAAGCAGACCACAATATTCATAGAATGCCTCATAAGTTTAAACACGAAGAATTATTTCATCAAGAGATTAGTGAATTAAATGATAAAATTGCTACCCTCAAAAAGCAGATAAAAAAAATAAAGTATTTGGATAGAAAGGAAGTTGAAATTGCTATTGAAGATATTGACCCACATTTAAAAATACATTGGGGTTATTATTTTGATTGTATGGTTGATACTATCTGCTCCCTTGCCTTACCAAGCAAAGAGAAGATAATTGAGAAACTAAAACATCTAAAAGGGGCAGGTTTTATACTTGGTGAGGTTGACGATAATATAATTAATTTTATTTTAGGAGATGATAATGGATAAAGATACCTTAAGGGCTATTAAGATAATTAATGAGATTTTGGGAGATATTGCAAGATATAATACTAAATATGCAGGTGCAGTTATTAATGAGAAGCGCCAAGAATTAACTAAAATCATAAATGATAATAAGGATAATGAAAGTAAAGACTAAAAGAAAACCAATAAGAAAAACAGCTAAAATTAAATTATGTCCTAATTGTGGGAATGAACTTGAAAAAGTACAGCCAGGATATCATTGTTCTATTTGCGGTTATTCTTATACTAGGGGTAAAAAATCGGCTCTGGCAAAAGCAAAAGATAGGTGTGATGATTTATGGCGTGAGATAATAAAGTCCGGTGGTAATTGTGAAATATGCGGAAAGCCAACGCGTGATCCACACCACGTTATAGGTAGAAAGAATTTAGCCCTCAAGTGGGATATAAGAAATGGGATAAGGCTATGCTTTCAACATCACACTGGCGGAAATCTATCGGCACACAACGACCCCTTGTGGTTTATAGATTGGTTTAAAATCCACCGGCCAGACGATTATGAATATCTATTAAAACAGAAGAATATAATATGGGATAAGGATTATGATAGGGTATTGGAATATTTAAGTGATATCAAGAACGCAGGAATATATAGCAAAAATCTAACCTATTGATTGTTTCTATTTTGACATTATAATTAATAGTAGTGAAAAGTATAACTGAACAACTGCACGAAGTAATTGATAGACTCGAAGAGGATATTAACCGAGATAGATTTGCTACCTTAATTTTTAGAATAAAAGATTGGAAATTTAAAAAGTATGAAAAATCATATTCAAAGGATAATGATGAAATAGGTATTGAAATAACAGATTAATATTTAATCCGATTCAATCGAAAATTGAAAAGCATTGAGGGATTATAAGCCGAAAGGTTTGTAGTCCCTTTTTTATTATGCAAAAAGAACCTAAAAAAGAATTTAAGTTTATCAGCTTCCTAGATGAGAAGTCCCTGGCCAAGCTCAATGAAATCGCTAAGAAGGGTGGGATTAAATATATAAAGAAGCATACCAAGAAGCCGGTGGGGGAAAAAATAAACTATGATAAGTTAATGAGGCAGGGCTCAAGAGATAGAATATGAGAAGAAGGTATAATAAATTGATTTTAGTTTATAAAAAAAGAGAATGTGAAATATATGATAAGAATTTAATAGAAGCCGTTGAAAGTTATTCGGATTTTATTGATATAATAGAAAATTCAAGCGGTGATGGATATTTGGCTATTCTTTCTAAACAGAAATATGTAAAAAGGGAATTAATACTATCTAAACTTATTGATGCAAAGAAAGATTGTGAATGGCACCTGAGGAAAATAAAAAGTATAAGCCGTAAATATACCGGATATTATGAAGATGATAAACCCAGTGGTATAAAAAAATAGAACTTGACATCATATGCACAAATGGTTTAGAATGTGTAAGATAGGCGAGAGCCGTCAAGAGATATAAAAAAGTAAATGCGTGCGAGTGCTACTTTATATGACGGCCGGTAAGGAACTAAATCCAAGTTGATTTAGAGGTACAATCTCCGGCTTTATAAATTATAAGAGTCTCTTTTCAGGGGCTCTTTTTTTATGCCTAAAATTATGAAAGAGAAAATAAGTTTTATTGCAGCGTTAAATAATACTACAGCAATAAAAATTGATGGTGAAGGTGAAAGCAAGGTAACGTTTCAGATTCCTTTATCAGAGATTACAAGCGTTATTAAATTAATAAAAAAAGTTGGACAAACATTTAGGGTAGTGATTGAAGATGAATGAAAAAGTTTCGTTTAAAAACGAAAAAAAAACGAAAACAAATACAAGACCGCAAGCATTTAAAAAAGGTGATCCAGGTGGTCCAGGAAGGCCAAAGGGTTCAATAAGTGAAGTAACAAAATTCAAAGAAGCTATTAAGATATTTGAAAAAGAGCAGCAGAAGTCTATTTACAAGATTCTTTTAAATAAAGCACTTTTAAATCCGCAGGTTTTAATTGCAGTTTTTAAGGCATTGATTCCACAGCAAACTGAATCAAGTATAAAAGTTGAGAATATCGGCCGGCCTTACAAAGATTTATCTGATGAGGAGTTAATAATAAAAGCAAATGAAATCTTTAACCGAACAACAACATCAGGAAGTAGAAGAGATATTAGCAGAGCGTGAGAAAAGAGAAGCTGAAAACTCCTTATTTTATTTTGGAAAGTATATCCTTGGATTTGAACAGTTTGATGAGAACGTACACCGGGAGTGGGAATTTTTCCTAAAGGGTGGAAAAAGGCTTAAACTTGTCCTGATCCCACGAGGGTATTTTAAGAGTAGTTTTTTTACAATTTCCTATCCGCTCCAACAGTTATGTCTTGATAATCGTAAGAGATTTCTTATCACAAATGCGGTATTTGATAATGCTAAGACATTTTTAGGCTCGATTAAGCAGCAAGTTGAACAGAATCCAAAACTTAAATGGTGGGGGCTTGAGCAGGGCGATTCGTGGTCATCAGAGGAACTCACATTAAAAAGAGATTCAATTCATAAAGAGCCGTCAGTCTCAATCGCAGGAGTAGGCAGCCAACTTCCCAGCCAGCATTATGATGTTATAATCTGGGATGACTTGGTCAATGATAAGAATATTACGTCAAAAGAATATATTGATAAAGTTATAAATTGGTGGAAAAACTCGCTTAACTTACTTGACCCAGGGGGCCTTGGAATAATAGTAGGCACACTCTGGCATTATCGGGATTTGTATCAATATGTCATTAAAAATTTAGCCGAGCATTTTGATATCATAATAAAGAAAGCAACAGCAGATGACGGAAGTATTTACTTTGAGTCCCGGTTTCCGAAAGAAGAACTTAAAAGACTTAAAAAGCTTTTAGGCCCATATATATATAACTTGCAGTACCAGAATGAGCTCACTGATCCAGAAGATGCAATATTTAAACTTGATTGGATACAGAAGTATAGCGAGCTTCCGAAACCAACCAGGACTTTTATGACAGTTGACCCCGCACTGTCAACAGATCCAACAGCAGATTACAGCGTCATTATGATTTGTGCAGTAGATGCAGAAAACAATCTTTATGTAGTGGACTATTTCAGGGACAGGGTAGAACCTAAAGACTTGATTGATAAGATATTTGAAAAGGCAGCCGAGCATAATCCAGTAAAAATCGGAATTGAAACTATAGCATTTCAAAGAGTCTTAAAATTCTGGCTTGAAGACAAAATGAGGGAAAAGGGAAAGTTCCTGCCTTTAGAGGAACTTAAGACTTCTGACAGGGCTAAGCCTGACAGAATACTTGCTCTGCAGCCAAGATTTAGCGCAAAGACTGTTTACATTAAACCCTGGATGGCTGACCTTGAAGATGAGCTAATAAGATTCCGGTATCCAGAGTCAAATCAGTTGCACGATGACCTGATTGACGCTCTGGCTTACCAGCTTGAGATTATATATAAACCTTTAGTTACGCAAGAGAAGAAACTTGTTTATATGTCTCCAGCGTGGTATGAGGATAAGTTTGGCAGTAAACCAGAAGAGTCTAATATTGCAAACCCACATGTTTATAAGTAGGAGATTAAATGAATATAGCAGAGTCAAGGTTACAATGTGATTTTTGTGCCAATGTTATACATGAAGAAGTAAACTATCTTAATAATATTGTAATAGGGGTTTATGATTGTAGTCCTGTATTTTACTTAGGCAAAAGACTTATTGCCTGTCCTGAATGTGTCAAAAATATAAAAATTGGAAAACCGATAAGAGAGTCTATATGAGATTTAATTTTATCTGCAAAAAATGCAGAAGAGTATTTGAAAAAAATGTTCCAGCCAGACAGAAATCAATCTCGTGTCCTTATTGTAAAAGTAAAGCTAAGAAAATGTTTCATGCAACGACTAATTTTTATATCCCTCCCTATTTTCACACGTCAAGAAGCGATATTTTTAGCGACAGTGAATGGAAGGATTTAAAAAGAAATCCAAATATTGAAAGGGCTAGATAATGGAAAAATCAAAAGCATTAAGAACAAGACTTCAGGCTGCAATCAACAGTCAGAAGATAAGAATGACTGAGGCCGAAGATTATATAAATTTCCTCAAAGGCAAGCAGTACACAAAAAAGCCTAAAAAAGATGAGGCAACATTTAATATATGTCATACTACTGTCCAGGCAATTTTAAACTCAATACTGAGAGGAAATTCCCATATTTATACTGAGCCACTAACCAGTGATGCAGTAGAAACTTATCAACTTGTTGAGAAAGTTATTAACCAGTACTGGACAAAGCTAAAAGTTAAATATCAGCTTGAGTTTAG